AAAAATCTCAGAAAAAATCAGAGTGCAGACAAAAAAAACAAACAAGATATAAAGGTCAAGGTAGATGAAAAAAGATACAGTTGTTGATGGTTTAAAAAAAGAAACCTTTTCATTAGATGAAATGGAAAATAAAATTGTTGTAAATGAAGAAGTTAATATAGATTCTCATTTAAAACATAATAAAATATTATTAAATCAAGATGATGGTTATTCTAAATCAAGAGATTTAAAAAGAGTAGCTTCTATTCCAACTTTAGCTTTATCTGTTTGGGCAAAAGAGTATAATGGAGATGGTAATTGGTTTGCACTTCCTAAAGAAGTTCAAAGTAAAATATTAAAAACAAAATTAAATAGTAATGAGTTTAAATATTTTAGAACCGCAGAAGGTAAAATATAATGGCATTAGCAACTTACGCAAATTTAAAAACATCAATAGCAAACTGGTTAAATAGATCAGATTTAACAACTGAGATAGCAGAAGATTTTATTGTTTTAACAGAAGCTGATTTTAATTCTAAACTAAGAATTAGAAAAATGAATACTTCTACTTCTATTACAATAGATTCAGAAACAGAATCTATGCCTACAGATTTTTTACAAGTAAGAGATTTTTTTATAACAGAAGGTGGAACTAAGTATGCTTTAAAATATATTACTCCAGCTCAAATGGATCAAATTAGAGGTTCATCTACAACTGGAATGCCTTCAGCATATACTATACTTGGAGATAATTTTAGATTTGCACCTAAACCATCATCTGCTTACACAGCTACATTAAATTACTTTGCTAAATTTTCAGCTTTATCCGATACAAATACTTCTAATTATATATTAGCAAGTCATCCTGCAATTTATTTATATGGTTCACTATATCATGCTGCTAATTTTTTAGGTGGTATTGATCCTCAAAGATTACAACAATGGCAAGGTATGTATACAACTGCTATGGAAAGACTTGAGAGAAATGATAGAGAAGATCAATATGGTAATGCACCTTTACAACAAAGAGGTGATGTAACTGTTTCAGGTGCGTTTAATGATGTATCTAGAATTATTACAAGCAATAACAATTAAGGAAACTTATGCAAATACCTTTTGGAGAATGGCTACCTGACCAACCAGAATATAATAATCCTGGTGCTAATACTGCCAACAATGTTTATTTTGCAGCATCATCATATAAAAGATTTCCTTCATTAGTTAATTATTCAAGTAACAACATAACTAAAGATAGTAGAGGTGCAGGTTCTTTTAGAGATAACTCTAATACTGTATTTAATTTTGTTGCTAATGAAGAAAGTATTTACCAATTATCATCTGGAACATTTACAGAAAGAGGAGCAAGAGGTAAAGTTTTAAGTACAGCTTTCGCAACTTGTACAATTACAGTTTCAGATTATGCAAACATTGGTGCTGGAAAAACTATTACATTAAAAAAAAATAATGGTACAACTGTTGTCTTTACATCTGTTACTGGATCACCTTCTACTAATGAATTTCAAGTACAAACAAACAACGACACTACTGCTACAAATTTAAAAAATACCATTAATGGTCATGCAGATTTTTCGGCAACTGTATCTAATGCTGTTGTAACTGTAACAAGAGCTACAGTTGGAAATAATAATTTAACAAATGTTTCATCTGATACTGTAAGACTAACTACTACAAATTTTTATGGTGGAACTCCTTTAACTGGAGAAGCTACCGATTATATTACCTTTACTCAATTTGGAAATTATATAGTTGTATCTAATGGTGTAGATGCACCACAATTTTATTTAATGGGTACATCAAATTCTTTTACAGACCTTTCAACTATTTCAACATCTGGTACTGTTCCAACTTTTAAATGTTCAGGTGTAGTTAGAGATTTTTTTGTAACAGGTAATCATGTTGGTTTTTCAAATAGAATACAATGGTCAGGAATAAATGATTTAACAACTTGGGAAGCTGGAACTAAACAATCAGACTTGCAAGACCTACCAGGATCAGGTGGACAAATAACTCACATAACCTCTGGTGAAATTGCTTATGTCTTTAGACAAAACCAAATAATTAGAATGGACTATGTTGGTGGTGCAACTGTGTTTAGACTATCAGTAATTTCTCCAAATAGAGGTGCAGTATTAGGTAGAACTGTGTGTCAAGATAATCGTAGAGTCTTTTTTTATGCGGATGATGGATTTTATGAATTGAATGGAGATCAAGTAGTTTCTATTGGTGCAGAAAAAGTAAATAGATTTTTTGATTTAGATTTAAACAAAGCATACACAGATAGAATTTGTGCAGCTGTAGATCCTTTTAATCAATTAGCCATGTGGTTATATCCATCTGCGTCTAATACATCTAATACTACTGGTATTTGTGATAAAGTAATTATTTATAATTATGCTACTCAAAAATGGAGTACAGCAGATGCTAGTGCTAGTTCTATATTCTCACAATTCGTTGGTGCTTATACTGTAGAATTAATGGATATTATTTCTGAAAACTTAGATAATATTAATATTGCATTAGATACTGACTTTTGGAATGGTGGACAAAGATATTTAGGTGCAATAGATAATAACTTTAAAGCAGCTATATTCTCAGGTACTGAAAATGAAGGTACTATAGAAACTAGAGAAATGGAGTTGTTTCCAGGACATAGAAGTAGTATAACTAATGTTAGACCAATTGTGGATGCTTTATCTACAGTAACTATCAAGAGTAAAGAACGATTAGTTGATACAGCTACAGAATCAACATCTTCTTCAATGGTTACAAGTGGAGATAATCCAGTAAGACAATCTGGTAGATATTTTAAAATTAAAGTAATTACACCATCTGGATCAGTTTGGACTCATGCTCAAGGTGTTGATGTAATTGCTTCAAGAATTGGTTTGAGATGACGGAAAAAACTGATATAGATAATGTTAGATATAGTTTTGAAACACAAGAATTTTTTCAAAGACAAATTGAAGAAGCTATCAATACATTAATAAATGATAGAAACAAAGAAAGCGATAAGGCTTTCTCATGGTTTATAGGAGATTAAATGGCAGGTATAAAAGATTATTCAACAACACAAGCAGATAACACTTCACTAAATGGTATTTCTACTGCGGAAGGAATGCTACCTTCTAATCTAAACAATGCAATCAGAGCATTGATGAAGAACACTAGAGATTTTTACAATGACGCACAATGGGTAGAATATGGTGATGGTTCAGGTTCTTACACAGCAGCTTATGTAAGTGGAACTTCTTTTACAATTAATGGTGCTGATGTAACTTCAGAATATCATGCAGGTAGAAGAATAAAAATTTATTTAGCAACTACTGCTGCATTTAGATATGGAGTTATTGCTAGTTCATCTTTTTCTACAAACACAACTGTCAATGTAACTTTTGATAGTGGATCATTAGCAAGTGAAACTCTATCAGTTTATCTTGCAATACTTACAAAAACAAATTCATCTATTCCTACAGAAATTATTGGTACATCTAATATTGCAGATAGTGCTGTTACAACTGCAAAGATTGCAGCAGATGCTGTTAATGGAACTAAAATTGCAGATGACAGTATAAACTCAGAGCATTATGTAGATGGTTCTATAGACACAGCTCATATTGCTGATGCACAAATTACAACAGCTAAAATTGTAGATGCTAATGTTACAACAGCTAAAATTGCAGCTGATGCAGTAGATGGTACAAAAATAGCTGACGACTCAATAAATTCAGAACACTATGTTGATGGTAGTATTGATACTGCACATATAGCTGATAGCCAAATCACAACTGCTAAGATTGCAGACTCACAAATTACTTCTGCTAAAATAACAGATGGTGCAATTGTTAATGCAGATGTAAATGCTAGTGCAGCAATTGCAGCTACAAAAATACATGATGGTACAATCTCTAATACAGAGTTTGGTTATCTAAATGGTGTAAGCTCAAATATTCAAGATCAATTAGATGCTAAAGGTGCTTCTAATGCTAACCTAACAGCGATTGGTAATCTTGCAACAACTGATAGTAATTTTATTGTTGGAAGTGGCTCTACATGGGTTGCAGAAACAGGATCAACTGCTAGAGCATCACTTGGGCTTGGAACTATTTCAACTCAAGCTGCTAATAGTGTTTCAATATCTGGTGGATCAATTACTGGACTTGGAACTCCATCTTCAAACTCAGATGCTGCAACAAAAGTTTATGTAGATAATTTAGTTACAGGATTAAAAACAAGAATTATTACAAGAGTAGCAACAACAGCAAATATTAATTTATCAAATGCTTTAGAGAATGGAGATACCCTAGATGGTATTACACTTGCTACAGGAAATAAAATTTTAGTAAAAGATCAAACAGATGCTACAGAAAATGGTATTTATGATGTAGTTTCTAGTGGTGCTGCTTCAAGAAATACAGAGTTTAATACAGTTGCAGAACTTGCAGGACAAATGGTTATTGTTCAAGAAGGTTCAACTAATGCAGATAAA